CTAACGACTACCTTTCATAGATAGGATACTTTCCATTCTATCTAAGACAGTTACCCTTGAAGGCAACAGTCGAAGAGAAGGCAACTCTCTATTACTAGAGATAGCCTCCGGGACTCCAGACAAACCCCCGTAATCCTTTAGGAAGATTACGAACGTCGCTATAAGTTCCTTTGGTAGGAGCTTAAGGAGAACCGATCTGACCTTCTCGTCGAAGGTTACAATGATCTTTAGAACTTCGTCCATTAAGACGAGTTTCTGAGGATCAAGGAAGTGCGATTCTTCATATACATTTTTGAAGATCGTACTAGATAGGCCCATCATGGAGCCAACCACAGTTTCTTCATTAAGAAACATGCGATCTGTCTCAGCTTGCATCTTAACCAGGTTAGAACCTGGATATGAGAAGTTAAGACCGAAAGGTAAACAACAATGTTTTACCTTATCGAAAATTGCACGTTGTCTTTTTGATAACAGTGATCGACTTCGACGTCCCAACTGACGACAGATATCAAGGAAATTGTCGTTACTAATTTCCCGCCATTTATACTGCGGTAAAACCGTAGTAGAAGTGACGATCTTTCCTGCAAACTCACAAATGTTTGCACTAGAGATTGATTTCTCTCTAGAGTATGGGCAGTTCATCAACTCAAGTAACTTAATGTATTTGATATAGAGATCTTTATCAAGGATAACTACATCATCGCCAACAACATAAAAACTATTATTATGTTGACAGCCATTAAGGTACCATAGAAGTATTCCATGGGTAAGTGTAAACACACCAAAACTTGGGTATAAACCCAAAGGTTGGCCACGTTTCCACCTAAGGAAATCTGGAACACTGGTTTCAGATGTCCTCCATTTACTCCTACTTATATCTTCGAAAAGACGTAAGTCAGATAAATTACCAAAGAATGCTCTAAGTACAGTCATCTGAATTTCCAACGGGAAATAATCAGTTGCTGAACTGAGGTCAATACTATGTATAGTATTGCCATTGAGAAGATGCTGTTGAAGTAGCGAGAACGGTTTCGATTGATCAAAGGTACAATCCCAAGGAAGGGTTTGTATCCTGGAGTAGACGGCGTCACCAAAAGGCTTCAAGGCCAACTGGTGAACGAGATGTGGGCTGGCAACGCTTCGAAGCTTGCCACCCTGTTCTTGGAGAAAATGAATTTCTCCACCCTCTATCTCAGAACATGAACCATGCTTATACCAAGAACCAAGATCATTAATTTTATCAATGATAATTGGTAATCCCTTTAGCAAAGGGGAGTATAAGTCCTCATATTCAAAATATAAGGAAACATGGTTAGGATTCATGAAGTACTCAGCATTGCTAAGTACATCTTTATCCTGTGCACGTGAAGGTTTATTAAGGCCTGCTAAAGGCCAAGAAGTCCAGGTTAACCTGGGCTTAAACTTTGACGGGCTACCACGGTAAACAAGGAGTGAAAGCTCCTTGTTCCTTTCAATCGAAATCTGCGGAAAGTTCATTCTGATAGACCTGCCAAGGTCTAGAAGAAAAGACTTATGAATCTTTGCAGGTTCACAAGTGATCGCAGCTAGGAATTTCTTTGTCTGAGTAGGAGTCAAAGACTCAAACTTGAACATTGAATAAACCATTAGAGACTGAAGAATTTGGTTAAAATTCTTCTCACTCTTAAGGCTATACCTAAACATAGATCCAAGTACACCAGCAATCTCCCCTTTACGGTTCTTGCGAACCTTAGAGAGAGGTTGGAGTTGCGACTTGCTGCGGATGAGGTCCACTTTCAAGGCTTTCAATCTTGAAATTGTCCACTCAACGCCTGAACATTTCGTCCATTTTATAACATCATTGGAAAAACCTCTGATGATATTAATGGGTACTCCTATCACTGAAAGACGGTGCGTTATTCCCTCATGAAACTTCTCATAGTTTACTATGAGTGTCATATGGTCCACCTTTCGAGGGGGATTCTATGCCTTTCATGACGATAACGAATCGTCAATGGAATAGGTGGCTCCAACATTACCAAAATTGAGTAAAGATTGTCCTATAGCGTTTATATAATTCCTTATCGCCGGGAGTTGTGAATAATCTAAGGAAGATTTTCCACTCTTGACGAGACAGAGTTTGCCTCAAATGTTTGTACATATCGTTAAAAGCGATTTGCATTAAACACCCTTGTGACGTGAGCTCATCTGCCAATACAGGCTCAGAGCCTTCAGAGGTAGGTTGTGGATAATGGCTAGAACGCCTTATCAAATAAGTACTCACCACTACGAGCATACTCTCGACTGTCTCAGGTGGGAAAATTCTAAGAATTTTCTCAAATTCACCTGCGGTTAGGATCTTATACATAGCATAGTACTTTCTCCTTTCAATGAAAGGTTATGGTGGGC